TTATGGGGGGTAGTGTGTGTAAATAAAAGAGAAACACACATACTAATATTTTTTTTTGGAATTTTTTGGATTTTTTACTGGGCGGGTACTACAAAATACTAGGCGGGTACTATATATACTATATATACTACTTACTACTTACTATATATACTACTTACTATATATACTATAGTACTATATATATATAATATATATATAATATATACTATTATACTATATATACTATAGTACTATTATAAAAAACCTCAACAAACTAAACAAACTTAATTAAATATATATTATCTACCATTTAGATGTCAAGTGTTATTAAATTAAATCATGGAAAGAAACCGTACATTATATCAGAGGGCCAGAATGAATGACTTTCATATTGATAACGTCTATGAGAATCTAGAGCGTTGCCGTGAGATATCAAACGAGCTAAAGCTTACTGATCTCATAGACCCCAATTCAAAACAAATAGGTCTCCTATCCGAACTATTGTACCGCATGAAGAACATGCCAGAGTTAGAGATATTAGACCTAAACCTTCTGGACGATCAGGAACCAAACTGATTTGGCACTGACTCGCACCATAAAGGGAGTCAAGCACTATGCCTACGAATCAGAAGAAGAGTTTCGTAAGGCACATCCAGACACTCCATTGATTACTGATTGGAAACAGGCAGAAGAGGGAGACTGGTGCGTATCGGATGATGGTAAGATTGTTCAGATACTAAAAAAGGGGTCGTACATAGAAACAAAAAAAAGAAAGAGGGAAAACCCCTATATACGAACTGTTATTGGTATGTTTAACACAAATAGAGATACCTCCCTTGTGGGAACGGTTAAAGATGAAATATATAGATTCACAAAAAAAACAGACTATCAAACCAAGACCGGTGGTCATTTAACAGATGCCAAAAGAAACTTTGCAAAGTACATAGCACACGGCATGGAACCGGTAGAGGCATATCAAAAAGCCTTTCCAACTACAAAAAGTTTGGAGTATGCAGAAAAGAAGTCAACATTACTACTTAGAAACAAGACAGTGAGGCAAGCAGTGGATAAAGAAATAGAAAACTTAATGTCAGAAGTGGGTATTACAAAACGATACCTACTGGAAACAACTAAAGATGTTATTGACAAGATAGACGTTAGAGACAATGACAAGCTTAGAGCGATAGAAACCCTGATGAAGATATCTGGTTTACTGTCTACAGAAAAGAAAGTAGACTCTGTAGCACTGATACAGGAGTTTTCTGGCTTTAGTAGAGAAAAGCTACAGGCATTTGAACAGGGCATACTGCCTGAAAAGAAGAAAGAACTGTCTGAATGAGTTTTAATATTACCCCTCCACCATCAGAGATGGAAAAAAGAGATGAGGTATTAGCAAAAGCATATAGCAACCTTATCTACTTTGGTAGAGCGTTTCTACCTAATGACTTCCTCAAGAAGTCTGAATCAGCACCCTTCCACTACGAAATGGGAAAGAAAATGATAGATACAGCACCCGGTGCTCGTATCTGTAACATTATTCCTAGAGGTCATGGTAAGTCAGTAGTAGCCAAAGCGGCTATCATGCATAAGCTATGCTTTGCCGCTGATGACCAGCAACACTTTATTGCATGGGTATCAGAAGAGCAGTCACAGGCTATTGACCACCTGAAATATATTAGGTCACACTTTGAAAACAATAAAATGATACGCTACTACTTTGGAAACATGGATGGTGGTAGTGTAGGTAAACGCTGGACAGAAAAAGATTTGGTAACACCAAAGGGTGACAGGGTTATATCCAAAGGTACATCACAGAGACTTAGAGGTAGGGCAGAGGTAGATGTGCGTTATACTGGCATTGTACTGGATGACTTTGAATCTGAATTAAACACCAAAACGCCAGAAAGGCGTGCTGACATCAAGAAGTGGATCGTATCCACAGTGTACCCTGCCTTAGAAGAAACACCGGGCAATGAGGGCTGGATATGGCTTTCTGGGACTATTGTACACTATGACTCCTATCTGCAAATGACCTATGATGGCTGGAAAAAGGCACAAGAGGACAAAAGAGAGTATCCTTGGGACGTAAACTTCTACAGGGCTATTGAAGATGGTAAACCGCTGTGGTCATCTCAGTTCTCAAAAGAAAAGCTGGAAGCAAAGAAACGTGAGTTCATCGAAGCTGGACTGGTTAATAAGTTTGCTCAGGAGTACATGAATGATGCTAGAGATGTTTCCAGTGCATCATTTAAGATAGACAGAATACAGTATTACAACGGAAGGGTTGAATGTAAGAATAAATTTAACTACCTTATAGACGGTGATGATGCTATCCCAATCAATATCTACATGGGTGTTGACCTTGCGGCGACTGCCTCAGAGACTTCTGACTATCAAGTCATACTGGTCATGGGCATTGATTCCAGCAACAATAGATATGTACTGGAATATTTTCGTGAGCGTATACCAACATTCGATGTTCCCAAGGAGATTATCCGACTTGCGAACAAATATGCACCAGTACGCCGTGTCACGATTGAAACAGTTGCGGCACAGGAGATGGTTCGGGATATGGTTACGAGACTTTCCGCAAAAGAGAAAAGACTTCTTCCCGGCATATTTAAAGGCGTTAAGCCTCCATCTAGAATCAAAAAAGAAGATAGGCTGGAAACCAGTCTCGGCCCTCTTGTTAATTCTAAGAAGCTGTATCTACAAAGAGAAATGACAGAACTGGTAGATGAGTTCTTTGAACATCCAAAACCTAGAAACGATGATGTAATGGATGCATTGTACTATGCAGACTACTTTGCAAAGCCACCAAAAAGTTCTAGAACCAAGCGGGAAAGCCTGTTGAACGAACAGGAAACACCAACCAAACGCATTGCAAGAAAGACCTATAGCTGGATGACTGGTGCACGGGTTTAAATCTATTGCAACATTTATCATTTTATAGCTAACATAGCCTAGTAAAATATTCATGCCAAGATATTCAAAGAGATCAAAGGAAAGACTAGCAACATGCGATCAGCGGTTGCAAGACGTGTTTAATGAAGTGATTAAGCATGTGGATTGCTCTATTTTGGAAGGATATAGAAACAAGGAAAGGCAAAACAAACTATATGATGAAAAGCGTACTAAGGTCAAGTATCCTAATGGCAGGCATAACTCTAACCCTTCTAAAGCCGTTGACGTTACCCCTTATCCTGTGGATTGGGAAGACAGGGAACGACAAACCCTCTTTGCTGGGTTCGTTATTGGCATTGCTAGGGGCATGGGCCATAAGATAAGATGGGGCGGTAATTGGGATATGTATGAAGAGAAAGGGAGATGGGAAGTAAAAGATAACAGATTTGATGATTTTCCACACTTTGAGATAAAAGAATAATGCCCGGAACTACAGATACAGTAAAAGCAATACTAACCCCCGGAGAGTTTGTGATCCGTAAAGAGGCAGTAGACATGATAGGAGCACCCATGCTGAATATGATAAACAACATGCCGGAAAAAGGCGGTCACTCAAACATAGATAGTCTTATAGAAAAGGCTACAATGGCAAACATGAAAGGAATGTATGGCGGTGGCATGGTTCAAGCTGGGCCAAAGCCAATGGGAACCGGAGGCATGGTAGATGCTTATGCTGGTGGTGGTATGGTCATGGATCAAATGGAGGGATATCAAAAGGGAGGTTTGTCTAAGTTGATTTCTCTTATTTCTCCGAAAGCTAAAAGGCAGGAGCTTTATAGTGAAATGGTGCCACAAGACATGCAAGAAGATGCGTTGCCATTAGATCAAATGTCTTCATTGTCTCCGTTGCAAAAGCAAATGGGGCAAATGGAAAATCTAGAATATCTTGATAACCTTAGAAGCTTTATACTTATGCAAAGAATTAAAAACGCCCCAAATCCTAAAGCGGATCCATATATGAAGGGTGGTAAAGTAAAAAAGAATTTAAAACCAGTACCTCAAGGCAATTCCGGTCTAGGTAAACTACCAGAGGCGGTTAGAAACAAAATGGGTTATATGCAAGAAGGTGGAGAAGTGCAGGAATCTTTAATGGGAATGATGTATGGTGGCATGGCGAATAAAAAGAAGAAAGGCTATCAGGAAGGTGGAATGATAGGCCCTGCATTACCACCAGAAATGATGGGACAGGCAATGAATCAGCAATTAAGTGAAAGCATTGATATGAGAATGCAAAATCCACAGGCAGGTGGTAGCATTGGAGTAGCTCGTGATCAAGCTATGGCTCTGCAAGATAGTATCAATATGAACACTGTGGATAGTGCTAGAAAGTCATTGCAGTTGTTGAGATTGCAATCTTTGTTAAGTGAGGGTGGAGACACATTGAACTTTGAAGGGTCTATGATGCCTCCAAATCAAGAAATGGAAAGTGCAAGGACTAGAGACTTGTTAGAGTTTTTAAAAATGCAAACAATGCAAAGAGGTATGGGTTCAGTAAGGCAAGGCATGGGAGACGAACCAATGAGAGCTCTTAGATAATGGATAAAGACCCTAGAGCTTCCTATAACGAAGAGCTATATCGCCAATGGCGTGACTCAAGATCTGATTGGGACACAGAGGCCCGTAAGGATATTGACTTCTATCTTGGGAATCATTTTAGTCAAGATGAATCTGATGAGTTGTCTCAGAGAAATCAGGCAGACATACCAATGGACAGGATCTCTGCCGCTATTGAAAAGTTTAAAGCACTACTAACATCCAGACCACCAGCGTTTACGATAACACCCAGAGAAGATTCCGATGTGCAGGTTGCTACATTGTGGAGAACAGTCATGGGTTATGTGTGGCAAAACTCAGATGGTGACTGGCAGATGAAACAGGCAATACAGGATTATGCTACTACCGGCATGGGGTATCTGTATGCTTACATTGACTCAGAATCAGATTTCGGTAGAGGTGACGTTAAGTTCACTTATGTTGACCCGTTTAGAGTGTACGCATCTCCCAGCTCTAGAGATCGTTGGTTTGGCGATTCGGATGGCATTATCCTTTCCACCATCCTAACGGGAGAACAAGCCGTCAACCTCTACCCTGAATTGGCAGATAAACAAGACCCGCTTACTGGAGAGACTATACCGGGACTAATAAATGACATCTCTGGGTTTACTTATGACGAAGAGGATTACCCGGCATCGCAAAATAAAAATTCAATGGTAGTGTTTACACCAGCAGATGTAAAAGATAAAGACTACTATCAAGTAAAAAAGTATCAGGTATTAGAAAGATTTTATAAAGTCAAGGTTCCTTACTACAGGGTCATTGACATGCAGACACAGGATGAAGATATTCTGTCTCAAGAAGAGTACGCCAAGTTCTATCAGGAAAACACAGAAGCATTTGACATTGGTGCATTTACAGCTATAGAAGTCTTACAGACTAGGGTGAAGGTATGTGCATCAATGGGAGAAGTTGTACTGTATGAACAGATTTTAAATACAGATGAATATCCGATCATACCACTTCCAAATATTTGGACTGGTACTCCATATCCAAAGTCTGATGTGTCTAGGGCTAGACCAATGCAAAGGCTTCTAAACAAGTTGTGGTCTTTGGCACTGTCTCATGCACAGGCATCCGCAGGATTAAAGCTTTTAGTACCTTTGGGTAGTGTGGACGACATAGATCAACTTGAAAAAGACTGGGCTAACCCGAACGCAGTCATTGAAGTAGATTCATCCCAAGGCGAACCGCACTACCCTGCTCCTCAACCGCTTGCTGGTGAGTTCTATAGGTTAATACAGCAGTCAGAGTTTTACATAGATTTTATCTTTGGTCTACCAGAAATGATGCATGGATTTGCAGAAAAAGCTCCAGAAACCATGAGGGCTACAGAAAGAATGATAGCACTGGGTAGCGAAAGACCAAAGTCAAAACTCCGAGACATAGAGTTCAGTATTAACAAATTGGGTAAGGTTTTGTATAACCTATCCAAAGGTCACTATACTTACAAAAAGATTTTTAGACTGGCACAGCCAAATAACAACATCACAGAGGTTATGGCAAACTTCTATACAGATGTATCTCAGGCAATCTTAGACCTGAAGAAAGATAGGCACATGCTAGACCAGCACGATGTAAGAATTGAACCGGGATCAACAATGCCATCCAGTAAGTATGCAGAGCTAGCTGTGTACCTAGAAGCGTTCCAGATGGGTATTGTAGACCGTTATGAAGTATTGAAAAAGAATCCTGAGCTATTTGATAAGGAAGGCATTATGAGGAGAACAGAAGAGAAGCAGTTGATGCAACAGCAGATACAGGCAATGGATGCTCAGATAAAGAATTTGCAAGGTGACTTGCAGACAGCCCAAAGAGAATCAGTCAGTGATAGAAAGAGAGTCGAAGTTGAGAAGTTCAAGACACGTTTGAGCGAAATTAATTCCGAGTCTAAGGCTGATAGAAGGGTACAACGTGGAAAACTAGAAAACGAGGTGAAGCTTGAGGTGGAGAAATTGGCTAGCAATCTCAAAGATGTACAGAGAAAAGTCAGTTCTACTCCAGAGGCCTAAAGACATCTAAGGAGAAACTATGTCAACACTAGAACAACAGGAAATGAATATCCCCGCCGAACAGCCCGGTGCTAATAGTACTTTTGAAGAGGATATCATCAATCAGCAGGCAGGCCCACAGCTTGTCGCTGAAGCTCAAGAACCAGTACAGGAAGAAGTTCCTGCTGTAGATTATCAAGCTGAGGCTAAAAAGTTTCAGTCTATGTATGATCGGTCACAGGCCGAAAATGCTAAACTGCAACAAGGTGCTCAGATACTACAGTTATTAGAACAGAGACCTGATTTAGTTCAGGTTCTTGAAGATGGTATAGCCGGAAACAGAACACAACAGCAACCAGAGCAAGCAGTAGGTAAGGATGATTTCAATCCTTGGGATGCGTTTACAGATGAAAACTCTGAATCAGGACGGTACGTTAATAACAAGATAGAGAATCTGGTACAACAGAGATTGCAATCTGCGTTATCCCAACAACAGCAACAGATACAGGCTGAAATGCAAATGCAAAACACTGTGAATGAACTGAGAGGAACTTATAAAATGTCCGATGGTGACATTCAAGAGTTCTTACAGTTTACGACACAGCCTAAAGAGAGAGTAGGTTTGAACAATCTAGTCAAACTTTGGCAGATGCAGAGCGGTAAATCCGTTGCTAATAATGATACAATGGAAGCGGTAACTGCGGCACAGCAGGCTCCTCGCACAGCAGGAGTTCTCCAAGGAGAGCCACCAATGCCTAAAAAGAATGATACAGACAATATGTTTGATTCAATCATGGCAACTGGGAACTCTGGAAGATTACCGTGATTAATAATAACCACATAACACAAAGGTAACAAAATGGCAATATCATACAATTCTGGAGTATTAAAGTCCAGTGATATTACTGCTACTACCTCTGATGCTAGTGTAGGTCAAAGACCGGATAGAAGACGAATATTTAATTTCGGCGACAGAGTTGCCGAATTGGCTCCTGAGGAGTCTCCATTTTTCGTCTATCTAAATCAGGTTGCTAAAGCACCTACCGATGACCCAGTGTTCCGTTATTTGGAAAACCGTAACCGAATTAGCTTTACAGATCGTTCCTTACTTCTTAAAGGTGCTGTAAATGGTGGTTCCGCTGTTTCCGCAGGTTCTTCGTATTCATTTACTGTTGATACTGCTGGCGGTGCCACTGTTGACTACCTAGTAAAGGGAATGGTTTTGGCTGTTGGTACAGTTGATTCAACCTCAGGATACGGTCAGGCATTAGTTAGAGTAGAGTCAGGAGTAAGTCATGCAAGTGCTGATTCATCATTTACTGGTAAAATAATTGATGTATCTGCTGTCAGCGGAAGCAATGTTTTAGCTGATAATGACGTAGCTCAAATCATAGGTTCTTCCTATGAAGAAGGTTCTGGTTCCCCAGACGTATTCTCTTCTGAATTAGAAGATGACTTTGGGTACACCCAGATTTTTAAAACAGCGGCAGAAATGACCAACACTGCTTATGCGACTCGCTATCGTGGGTATGCTGAAGAGTGGAATCGTATCTGGGCTACCAAACTGCGTGAGCATAAGATTGACATTGAAAGAGCTATGCTCTTCGGTCAAAGAGCTCGTGTAGGCGGTATCCAGTACACAGAAGGTCTAGTCGGTCACATCGTAAAGAATGTGTCACCAGTAGTAAACGATTCTGCACTTTCCTACTCTTCTGGAAATGCTTATCACCGTAGCGTTGATCAAGCTGAATTAACATACGATAGATTGCTTAGCGATCTTGAAGTAATATTTGATCCAGCTAGAGGTGGAATGGCAGAGAAGCTAGTATTATGTAGCTTACCAGTCATTACATTCTTTAACAAGTTAGGTGATGGTGCGTTTCTTGATGCATCTATTGGTCATTCTAATGGCCCATTCAGACTGAACATGGACTCAAGAGAAGGTGCTTTTGGACATTCCGTTATGGTAATTGATACCATTCATGGAAAGTTAAACCTTGTCAAAGAGCCATTGTTTAGAGGAATTGCATCTGGGTTTATGCTCATGGCTGATATGACACAACTTGCTTATCGTCCGCTAGTCGGTAATGGTATCAATCGTGACACTCAAGTTATGACCAATATACAGGCGGCTGATGAGGATTTAAGGAAAGATATGATCTTAACCGAAGCTGGTTTAGAGATTACTCTTCCTGAGTCACACGCACTGTTCAACCTAGAAGGGGTGTAAGATGAGAGCTGATTATCTAAATAATAATAGCGGTAAAGCTGATCTTAAACTAAAAGTAGAGACTGTTAATGCGGCTAAAACCTTAACTGCTTTAGATTCTGGTAAGGTTTTTATGATTCAGCAAGACTCTGCTTATGAGATTACCCTACCATTGGCGGCAACAGCCGGTGCTGGATGGAACGCTAAGTTCATCCTATCTGAAGTTGCGGCTAATGCAGTTACCATTGCTAACAATACATCTGAAGACACCATTGTTGGAACAACAGTTGGTGCTGACGGTGGTGCTGGTAGCAGTGCTGAGTCTGCTGTTGATGAAATTGTTTTCATCAGTGGTGCACAGTTAGGAGATCAGGTTGAGTTAATTTGCGATGGTACTTATTACTATGCCAAAGCACAGGCTCACGATGTCGCTCATATAACCATATCTTAATCCGAATACATAAGGATAACAGTTTATAGTACTGTGGGGAGGTTCGATAAAGGTTCCTCCCCGAAACTATAAAAGGATTGATTATGAAAAAATGTATACATTGCAATAAAGACAACAAAGAAGGCTGGTTCTACTGCAAATCTTGCGGTAAACAAGCATCTGAAAGTAAGTTCACTACAAATATGTGGATGACTTCTGACTTAGGCAAAAGAACAGATGTTGAGTTTTCTACCCAAACGATGGATGACAATGTAAAAAGCATGAGGAAAAATTTAGGTTATGCCAGCTAAAAAGAAGAGAGACCCAAAGCTTGTACGGGCTGGAGTAAGTGGATATAATAAACCAAAACGTACTCCAAATCACCCAAAGAAGTCACATGTAGTGGTCGCTAAGGTTGGGAGCACAACAAAATTAATTAGATTTGGACAGCAGGGAGTGAGAGGTGCCGGCAAGAATCCAAAGAGTAAAAAAGACAAGGCAAGACGTAAATCGTATTATGCAAGACATAATGCACAAGATTCTAAACCTAGCAAACTATCAGCAAGGTATTGGAGTCATAAGGTGAAATGGTAATGAATAAAAAGGTAAAAGCACCTACCGGTTATCATTGGATGAAAGCTGGTGCTGGTTATAAATTAATGAAGAACCCTAGGGGTGGATACAAGCCACACAAAGGTGCGAGTTTAACTGCCAGTTTTAAAGTTCAAATGACACACGCCAAAAAGAAAAAGAAATAGTGGCGACAGCAAAAAAAAGAGATCCCGCCAAGTGGGCAAGAGCAAAGGCTAAAGCTAAAAGAAAAATGGGTGGCAAGCACTCTGCTAGGGCTATGCAACTTGCTGTAAAGTATTATAAGGATATGGGTGGGACATATTCTGGTAAAAAATCATCTAAGAATAAATTATCAAAGTGGTCAAAACAAAAGTGGGATTATGTCGTTAAAGCAGATAAGAAAAAACCAAAAGCAAAGCGTGGACGTTATTTACCTGAATCAGTTAGGAAAAGTCTTAGTGCCTCTGAAAAAGCGGCTACAAACAGAAGAAAGAGAGCCGCATCTGCAAAAGGAAAGCCAAAAGCCAAGTACTCAAAGAAGATAGCAGGCAAGGTAAGAAGAGCATAACATGGCAACATTTGAAGCACAGGTAGAAGCATTAACAAGTTTAAGCATAGATGGTAGTAGTGCACCAACTCAAGCAGAATTAACTCAGTTCTTAACAGATGGTGCTAAAGAAGTAATAAATTTGATGCCGTCTAGAATGTTAGCTGAGTGTACAACTCAGGCAACTTTAGATAATTCCACACCTACACTTGTGAATATGGATGGTAAGGGGGTTGTGATATCTGTATTGAGAAATGATGGTACGATAGATCAACCTTGTAGGCTTATCCCTAGCTCTAAAAGAGGAAGAATAACAGACTCTTCGGATATGGAATACGCAACTACAAGCGATCCTGCTTATTATTTATATCAAAACATTTTAACAGTATACCCAACGCCAACTGCATCTAACAATGCGTTTGTACAGCATGTGTCTTTTCCAACCGTAGCATTTGGGGATTCTAGTATATCTAGCTTTCCAGATGAGGCTGAATATCTTGTAGTTCTTTATGGTGCGATAAAGTCATTACAAAATTTATTAGGGAGCAAGTCAAGCAACGCAGATATAACCACTGCACTAACAGCAATTAATACAGAGTTAGATGAAACTCAAGCTGTTTGTGATTTAATTAATACCCAAGTTGATAGCTCTGTTTCTAATATAACATCTGCCTTAACAGAGATAGGCTTGGCTAATGCTGAGGTTGATAAAATGTCTGCTGAAGCAGATTTGGATAATGCAGAATTAGATAAGGCGACTGCAGAATTAACAGAGGCTGTTGCATTAGTAGATAGTGATATAGATACTGCAACTGGTGCTATGAGCACAGCGGCAGGCAGGATTAATACGGCTGTGCAGTTAGCAAATACAGAGTTTGACCAGTCTGATGCTTTATTAGATTTAGGAGAAGCTGATTCTGAAGGTGATGTTAATACAGCATTGACCGCTATAAATGCAGAAATAGATGATTGTTTAACAATAGCAGACAATGCTCATTCTGAAATACTTTTAGCTAATGCTGAAGTAGATGCTTCAAAAGCAGAGGTGGTTCTTGCTAATGCCGAGGTGGACAAGATGGCGGCAGAGGTAGATTTGGCAAATACAGAAGTAGACTCGGCAAATGCAGAGGTAGATAAGATGGCCGCAGAAATTGCTTTAGCCAATGCTGAATTGGACGAAGCGGTTACTTTGGTTGATACCAATATAGATACTGCTACTTCGGCTATTAACACGGCAGTTGACAGGGTTAATACCGCAGTACAACTTGCCAATACTCAATTTGATAGTGCGGTAACTTCTAACACTGCTGAAGATATAGAGTTAGCATCATCACACGTCAATGCTGGCAATGGATTTATATCAGAAGCAAATGCGGCTGTATCAGAAGCACAGGGTTACGTTGCAGAAGTTTCTGCTAGGGTAAATCAGGTAAATGCTCAGGTTGGTATAGCAAATGGTTTTTTACAAACAGCATCTGCTTATGGGAATACAGCGAGTGGTTTCAATAATACTGCACAAGGATATTTAGGCACTGCGAATGGATATGGGAATGTTGCTCAGGGGTATATAAATACTGCAAGTGGTTATACTAGAACAGCACAGGGATACATAAATACTGCAAACGCCTATTTAGCAGAGATACAATCTAAGCTTTCTATTGCTCAGGGTTATGCGAATGAAGTTAATGTTAGATTAGCACAGGCAAGAACAAAAAGAGAAGAATCTCAGGCTAGAATAGCGGCAGGTAATGC